TGAAGAATAATCACTGTAGCGAATGTAAATACTATTGGTGTTATCCTCATACAACCCAAATGTATTGCTACAAGTTAGGTAAACGGATAACAGCCAGAAAGAAAAGCTGTAAACATTATCAACCCAATAGTTAATAAAAATGGAAACTAATGCAACAAAAAGAACTGATATTTTCCAGATAGATCCACGTAACATAGTGGTAATGGATGATTTCAATGCTCGTAGAGATTTCGATTTAGAGGAATTAAAGGAACAAATCAAGGCTAAAGGAGTTCTTAACCCTATTACCGTACTTCCTTTCAAAGATGAGGACGGTATAGAACGGTACAAGCTGGTGGATGGTGAAAGACGCTATCGGGCTACTATGCTTGCGATTGAAGAGGGTACAAACATTCCTTACATTAAGGCTTTGAAGCTGCCTAAAGACACAAGTACGGAAGAGCTTCTAATCGAGCAGATGATGAGAAATGAGGGAAAGCGTTTTTCTGAATATGAGTGCGGTATCATGTTCAAACGCTTTAAAGAAGAGTTCGGATATACCCAAAATGAGATAGCTGAAAAGTTTAAAAAATCTCCGGCTTTTGTGAGTAAATGTTTATCCCTAATGGATCTCCCTATAGAGATTCAGGAACGTATTATAAACAAACAAATATCGGCTTCTGCTGCTAAGGACATTGTAGCCAATTACGATACGGAAGAGGAACAAGTAAACGCCACGAGAAAAGCCGTAGAATTAGCCGAAAAGCAAGGAAAAAGGACTGTTACCAATAAAGAGATTAACGCTGTACAGAAAGAGGCTAAGGAAGCCAAAGAGATAGCTCAGGCACTCCGTAAGGTGTGGGCTTATCTGGATGGAGGTGTTATGGTAGATGTGGATAAGCTGGCTATCCTTCTGGATAAAACAGAGAGTTTGAGTAATGCAATGAAACAATATAAAAAATTGAGTAAATGAAAGTAGTGTTTTTTGACCTGGAAACTACAGGAACGTTAGTAAACAAACATGGGATCCACCAAATTAGCGGTATGATCGTTATAGACGGTGAAGTAAAAGAAACCTTTGATTTCAAGGTACAGCCTAACCCTAAAGCGGAAATAGTGCAAGAGGCTTTAGATGTGGCTGGTGTAACCAAAGAGCAGATTCTATCTTATCCGGCAATGGGGTATGTGTACGGACAATTTACGGCTATTTTGAACAAATACGTGGATAAGTACAATAAGCAGGATAAGTTTTTCCTTGCTGGTTATAATAATGCTTCATTTGATAACCAGTTTCTCCGTGCATGGTTTTTACAGAATGGGGATAAATATTTCGGATCTTACTTCTGGAGCAATTCTATAGATGTAATGGTTTTGGCAACTCCTTATCTGGCTTCTCAACGCTCACAGATGGAAAATTTCAAGCAAGGAACTGTAGCAAAGGCACTCGGTATAGAAATAGACGAAAGCCGGCTACATGATGCCTTGTATGACATTCAAGTATGCAAATCTATTTACGATATTGTTTCACCATATAAAATGTAATGTTATGGAAAAGATTAATATTCAACTTCCTCAGTATTGGAAAAAGAAGAAACTTAACCCGGAGTTTATAAAAGAACTTGAATCAACTGCAAAAAGCGATCCGTTTACAAAAGATGAGTTCGGGGAATATCGGTTTGGTACATTTCTTCATGGTTGCGCTATTGTCAAAGTTGAAATGACTGATAACCTTCTGAGCGTTGCTATTCACAGCCAACATCCTATAGGTTTGCCAATGATTAAGGAGATTCGCTATAAATACGCTCCGAATAATTGTCTTATGACAATGCTAATGCCTTCAAGGGAACAGCAGATTAGCGATAATACCGTAGTGCTTTATCAGATTCCAGGATCTTTTAGCGATACGACAGATGTTGAATTTGAGGAAGGGAAAGAATGATCTATATAGGGATTGATACAGGTGTACATACCGGGATTGCTATCTGGGATAACCGAAAGCGTTCTTTGGAAATGGTAAAACAAATGCCTATTCATAGGGCTATGGCGGTTGTTCAGTCTTATGCGGATATGCAAAAGACGGGTGTAGGCGATAAAATCATAGTAAGAGTGGAAGATCCACGACAACGCACCTGGTTTGGTACAGAGAGAATGACACGTGAAGAGGAACGGAAGAGGCTACAAGGTGTAGGATCCGTAAAACGTGATGCTACAATTTGGGAAGATTACCTTACCGAACTTGGTGTTGAGTTTGAAATGGTTGCTCCTAAACGGAATATAACAAAGATGAGCCAGGAATATTTCAAGCAGCTTACGGGATGGAAAAAGCAAACCAACGAGCATAGTAGGGATGCTGCCATGTTAGTATTTGGCTTTTAGATGTTTTTTGCTCTTTGTTGGCGTATATATACACCAAAATTTATATCTTTGCATTAATTGATAACATTGATATTATGACTATTACGACAACTATCTTTATAGTAGCAGGTGCTTTAGCGGTATTCATTACCGCTATGCACTTTGCAAATCTTTTCCTACCGTATGATCCGATTACACCAGGTAAATCTATTACCGTATATCTGGATGGTAAGTTTAATAGGGTGGCAACGATCACGAGTATAGAGAACGGTTGTATCTATGTATATGATAAATTCCCGTTGCCATTGCATTATAGAGGAAAATTTTACGCTGTAGGCAGAATGACGGACGGGCATAAGGTTATGTTTTTAGGGAAGCGGAAACTTTATCTGTTGATGCGCTTTGTGGAGGCTTTCAGAAAGATTGCCCGTATTCCTGAATTTGAAAAGGAGGTTTAACATGGAAGAGATAGAGATTGTTTACCGTAAAATCTCGGATCTAACTCTGTTGGATGATAACCCACGAAAGATAAGCAAGAGAGATTTAGAGCGTTTGGTAGATTCCATCCGCATAAATGGTTTCTGGAAGCACCGCCCTATAGCCTTATCTGAGCGTGAAGGAAAGTTATATGTACTGGCAGGACACCAACGGATAAAGGCTGCAAAGAAGCTGAAAATATCGGAAGTGCCGACAATCTTGTACCACAACCTGACCGAAGAGCAGGAAGCGGATATAGTTCTAAGGGATAACATCAACAATGGTGAATGGGATTTTGAAAAGCTACAGCTTGGAGATTGGAGCAACAAGGCTGATTTCTCTTTTATCGGTTTAGATATTCCAGTAGAGGATAAACAGCCGGAAGATGAGGAAGCAGCCGATGAAGAACAAGAGGACAACGAGAAAGAGGAAGGCTCGGAAGATGATCCGATAGCGGATGAAAAAGAGGATTTTTACAGATCCATGCTTAACGATTGTTTGTATGAGAGCAATAATGAGTTTGACATTCCTAATTTGTTGCTGGAAGAACAAGCCGGAAAACTTCTTTTGCCTTTTGCCCCCTGGGGAGCTGATAGCCGATTAAGGAAAGATGTTGCTACTTACCACTTCTATGTAGATGATTATCGCTTTGAAGCTATTTGGAAAGATCCGATCAAGGTGCTAACCAGTGGTGTAAAAGCGTTGGTAGAGCCGAACCTTTCCGTTTACGATACAACCCCGATAGCTTACGGTTTACAACAGATTTACAAGAAACGTTGGATAAGCCGATACTTTCAAGAGTGCGGTATCAAGGTGTACGCAGATCTGAATGTTTCTGTGAAGTTCAAAGAGTATAATAAACTGGGCTTACCAAAAGGGTATAACGCTTTTTTCACTCGTGGCTATGCTGGTCGGTTGGAATATCTGAAAGGAGAGCTTGAAGTAGCCAAAGAAATATCCGGCTTGCAAACTCCTAACTTGCTTGTGTATGGCGGTGGGGATGAGATCAGAAAGTTTTGCATAGATAACAGCCTGGTTTACGTCCAGGACTTTATTAACGATAAAAGTTCAAAAAAAGATGGCAAAAACAAGCGGAAGTAATGGAGGTTTGCCGAATGGCGATTCAAACTACAAAGGTAAGGTAGGCAAACTGGAACCTTTGGCTTCAATTAAGAACCCGAAGGTGTACAAGACTGTAAAAGAAAGTATCTCACGTTTTCACTCTGTTTTGGGAGTAAGACAGAAAGATATTAAGATCGGACAACTGGAGGCTGGTACGGGTGGAGTGCATATTTCCCAAAATGGAGTATCTAAACAAGTCGTTTTGAATAAATCCGTTTTCAATGGGAAAAACACCACAACCCAAAGCGTTGCTAAATGGGCTGAAAAAGGCTACAAAAGCGGACACTTGACGAAAACCAACAAGCCAGTAGCACATATTGTTACTCACGAGCTGGCGCACGCAACTTGGAACAACCATTTAACAAGCCCCAATGCAAAGGCAGCAAGTAAAAGCATAAACAGCCTTTATAAGAAATGGGGTAATGATAAGTCGAAACAAGGTTATGGTAAATATGCCAAAACCAATGTAAACGAGTTCTGGGCAGAAGTATGTACAAAAGCCGTTCATGGTAAGGCAGATAAGTACACAAAAGCAGCTAAAGATATAATCAAGAAGTATAAATTATAACGTATATTTGCGGAAAATGCAATAAAATATTGAGCTATGGATAAAATAGAATTAACCGATTTGCAAAAGCAGCTTATTCAAAAGCAGCTAAATGAAAAGTATGATCCGTTTATGGCTACGGAAGAAGAACAAGAAGCCTTCAATGACGTAATAGACAAAGCCGAAGCATTATCGGATGAGTTGGACGCTGTAGATGATTACATAGACAACTACAACGGTGATATGATAGCCTGGTTTTGGGCAAAGTACCAAGAGCAGGAACAAAAGGAACAATGATAAATTAACCAGGTAAAGAATTAATCAGGTGGGAGTTCCTATCTGATTTTTTCTTTCTTTAATTGGTGTATATATACGCCAAAAACAACGAATAAACAACGGAATGGCACTCTTTGAGAAAGGCAATAACATAGGGAATAGATTCACAAGCGAAAACCAGCCAAAGAAAAATGGTCGGAAGCCCTCAATGTATAAACAGCTCAAAGAGCTTACAGGTAAAAAAGTAGATTATGAGCTGAGCAAAGAGGACTATTATAAAACAATTCGGTTTCTTCTTGAACGCTCCAAAGGAGAGCTAAATAAAATCATGGCTGACGCAAACAGAGAAGATAGCACTACTCCTATTTGGGTGTGTAATATTATCAGTGCAATCTTCACAGATATTCGCTTTGGTCGGACTTCAACGGTTGAAATGATATTCGA